CCTAATACTACTGCCGCAGATCGTCAAATAACGGTTACTTTAACCCCTAATCCTAGTTACACCATAGCATTTGAATACAACAGAAGTTACGGCATTGCGACTATAGATATTAAGGATAAAGAACCTTTAAAAGCGTTTCCCTCTGCTTATGGTGGGGGTGCTTACTCAAAAGGTGGAAGAGGAGGTAATGTGTATCATGTTACTAACTTGAAAGGAGATGATAGTGTAGGCTCTTTTAGATGGGCACTTGGGCAGCCAAGACCAGCCACTATAGTTTTTGATGTAAGTGGTATTATAAGCATACCTTATAATTTAAATATAGATGGTAATAATCTTACGGTTGCAGGACAAACAGCACCAGAGGGAGGTATTACATTAACAATGCCACCAACCAATCTTAATATTGGAATGGATGATGCTGAAGACGTAATTATAAGATATTTAACCATTAGAGATCAGTTTTACTATAGTGGAGCATTTAATGTACATCCAGGATATGACTTTGATTTTGTAGGAGATACTGCCACTAAAAATGTAATGTTTGATCACATGAGTTTAAGTTGGGCAGGCACGTCTTTATTTAATATAAGAGGTCGAGAAACCTATAACATGACATTTCAGCATGGTATGATGGGTGAGGGTACAAGAGGATCTTTATTTGGTGATACATGTTATACAGGTTTTAGTTACAATCTAACTATGCGTAATTCTGTATTTTATCATGTTTCTCACAGAACACCTAACAGTTCTGGTCAAAATTCAGATATTTACAATAATGTAGTTTTTGAATGGTCACAACGACTAACTATTGCTAAAGATGGTAGTAATATAAACTACTTTAACAACTACGTATTTAATGGTGGTAGAACAGAACTAGAAAACCAATGGGAAACAAAATATGTAAATGGTATTACACTCGTACGAGAGGGTGCACGAGTTAATGTATTTTCAGATGGTAATATAATTCAAGATTTATTTGATAGCAGAACAGATGATGAAATTAATATTTGGATGCGTCATGCAGGTTGGGACATACCTAGTGAGTTATGGCAAAAAACACGACCTAATACAAATTTATTTCAAGCAAACCCACACCCTTATATTGGTGTAGCACCAAGTACTTTTTTAACTGCAGAGCAGGCTAAGGATTCTGTACCTAAAAATGCAGGTAATTACAAGTATATAAAAAATGATGGCACTGTAGGCACTTATAGAGATGTAACTGATACAAGGTATTTAAATGAAATAGAAAACGATATTAGAACAACTTGGTCAGCAGGTGGATCTACGCTTCAAGATGGCAGACACACCGCAAGAGACACACAAGAATATGCTGATTTTGTAGCAGCTTCTACAAGTGAAACTTCTATAAGTTCAAGACCTTCTAATTTTTACAACCCAGCAAAAAGTGAACATATACCAGAAGTTTGGTTTGATGCAAATGTACCTGATGGACAAAATCACAATGATATTGCGCCTAGTGGTTATACATGGTTAGAGGAATACATGAACCAAGTAGATGATGCAATTCCAACTGTAACAAATCCAGTAGAGCCAATAGTTTACCCAGAAACTTTATCATTTCCAAATGCTTTAGGTGGTGGTGCTAATTCTAGAAGTACAGACGATTACTCTATATATGAAGTTACTAATCTTAATTCTGTAGGTCCTGGTAGTCTATGGGAAGGTATGAGACAATCTAATACGATTATAGTATTTAGAGTAGGTGGTATTATTAGTATGAATGAACCAGAACAAACATCCTATAGTAATGGCAGTAGTAATATCATAGTTTTAGGACAGACAGCTCCTTACCCTGGCATAACCGTTGTCGGAAATGGTTTTAAATATGTAAGTGGCGAAAATATTATAATGCGTTATATGCGTTTTAGGCAATGGAGGTGTAGAACAGAATTACACGCGCCTTGTAGTGCTGATGTTATAGATCATATTGATTCTAATAATATCATTTATGATCACTGTAGCTTTGCTTATGGTGGGGATGAAAGTTTAAGCACACGTGGTGCTTCTACCAACTTTACATTATCTAATTCTATAGTGTCTTATGGTTTATCTGGTGGACTTTTTGGAGATAGTTCTGATTATACTTTAGGAGACAACTACTCTAGTATAGGAAACCTTTGGCACACTGTAGGTAAAAGAACACCAAACCCTAATGGTAATGGGCGTTTTGACATTTTAGGTAACGTTACTTACAACGTTTTAAATTTAGCAATGCGTACAGGTGGCGATGTGCAATTAAACGAAATAGGTAATTATTATAAGTACACACTTAGGAGCCACATGGCAACTAGTGAAACCCCTTCAATTTTCACTCAAAATAATAGAAGTAATCAATACAGTTTAACGGCTAATAACCAAGATAACGAGATTATTTGGCAAGATAGAGATTTTAACACAGGGGCTTTAATATCTCAGTATTTCACTGAAACTATGCATCCTTTGTTAAACTATGACATACCATTAATAGATGGTGATGCAGCGTATTTAAGAGTGAGTAATAGAGAAATGGGTGCAAACAAATATTTAGATAATAACGGTAATGCGGTTACTTACATAGATGATTTAGATACAGCAGCGTTTACCGAATTTGATAATGATACGCGTTTTGATTGGAAAGATAGTACAGGTTTAGTTTCTACTGATCCAGAAAACAGAACTCAAAGTAATTATAGAGTGATTCCACAACGTAGTTGGTTAACGACTAACGAGCCAAATTTTGGTGTAATAGTAAACGAACATTCGCAAGCAACACATATTGGGGTTGTGCCTAATGCTTGGATCACAGCGCAAGGTTTGATACCTGCAACATTTAATCCTTTAGGTAATGACTTAAACGCGACTTATACAAATATAGAAATGTATAGTTTCGGCGTAGATGGTATAGTTGCAGTAGTAAACAGACCAACAATTACATTGACAGGTAGCTCTACTATTAATTTAATTGTAGGCGCAACATATACAGATGCAGGTGCAACAGCTACAGATGTAGAAGATGGTAATGTTACTACAGATATTGTAGTGTCTAGTAATGTTAACACAGCAATAGCGGGTACTTATGAGGTAAATTACAATGTAACAGATACAGATGGTAATGCTGCAACACAAGTTATAAGAACGGTTATAGTGGCTTCTGAGAGCACACCAAGTGTTACAGGTGGCACTACTCGAAAAGCGAAATTTATAATCATTAATAATTAATCATTATATTTGTATAAATATTAATTAAATATGAGTAAAATTAAAGAAGAAGAACTTATTAAATTAAATTCTCTTGTAAAAGAAAAAGAGCAACTACTTGTATCAATAGGTAATATTGAAACCAAGAAACATATATTACTTCATGATATTGTAGATGTTGATAGAAGGCTTAGTGTCTTCTCTTCCGAACTAAAAAGTGTTTATGGGGATAATGACATAAACCTTAAAACGGGTGAAATCTATGAATGAGATTAGGAAGGTATCTATAGGTGCTGACTACAAAGGAAGTTCTATGCACTATATATCAGGGCAAGAAGTTCTAGGTGGCAAGTACACGATACACTTAATTGAAATAAGGGAAGGTCGTGTCTGTATATGGATAGAAAGGAGTGGTGAGGTTTTAATGTGGAAGCAGTTTAACGAGAACATGCCTATATCTATAGAATTTAATATAAACTTTTAATGAAATCTCCATTCTACTTTATTGTAAAACCTGTAAATAACAGGAGATACGACAATATAAAAAATATTGGTGGTGTTGACTTGATAACAAGCGTATCTCAAGAAGACCATACGGTGTCTAATAGGTTTGCAGAAGTTGTAAGTACACCTATAAATTACGATGGAGATATCGAAGTTGGTGATACATTGCTGGTACATCACAACGTATTCAAGTATTACTATGACATGAAAGGTCGACAAAAGAGTAGTGGTAACTACTTTAAGGATGACTTGTTTTTTGTTGACGAGCAAAGGTTTTTCTTGTATAAAAAAAAGGATACGTGGAAGGCTTACGGAAAGTATTGCTTTGTTAAGCCTACTGAAAAGGAAGACTATTACTTATCTAGTCATGGCACAGAGCAACCATTAGTGGGATACATAAAATACTCTAATAAACAATTAGACGAATTAGGGTTGGCTGAGGGAGATAAAGTTTCTTTCAAACCCGATACTGAGTATGAGTTTGATGTAGATGGCGAGAAGCTGTACAGGATGTTTACTAACGATATAACAATTTTAATGTAATGGATATAGACGCACTCAAATTAAAAATAATAGAAGCAGGAGAGAAGGCTGTAGAGCAACTTATAAAGGTAGCTCAAGAGAGTATATTAAACGATAGCGAAGATGATATTGCTGCTGACAGATTAAAGAACGCTGCAGCTACCAAGAAGCTAGCTATATTTGATGCTTTAGAAATACTATCTAGGATAGAACAAGAAAAATCTATGCTAGACGGAAACAGTAGAACTACAACAACCACAACAATGTCAAGCTTTGCAGAAAGAAGAGCTAAATAAACTTTATACAACTGTAGAGGGTATAATAAACCCAGGCGTTTTAGCCACCGCTAACAAGAAAAAATCTTGGAAGTATGGCTATGACGAAAAGTACGACATTGTTATCATATCAAGGGACGGTACTATAGGTCAAATAATAAAAATTAATGACCTTAAAATAGCACTACCTGAGACCCCTAAAGATGTATACTCTAGGTCTAACACAAAGAAGGAACAGTATTGGGAATCTAAGCAGTACCCAAAAGAATTATCTAGAGTAAAGTCTATATTTCAGTGGAATGAAGCTCCTGACTCATTTAAGTCTAAGTGGGTTGATTACATAGAGCAAGAATTTGATAGGCGTGAGCAAGGTTTTTGGTTTATGAATAATGGGGTTAAGACTTACATAACAGGCTCTAATTACATGTACATTCAGTGGACTAAGATTGATGTAGGTTTACCTGACTTTAGGGAAGCTAACAGAATATTTTATTTATACTGGGAGGCTTGTAAGGCAGATAAAAGGTCGTTCGGTATGGACTACCTTAAGATACGTCGTTCAGGGTTTTCTTATATGGCTTCTGAGGAGTGTTCAAATATAGGAACTATAACTAAAGACGCTAGGATTGGTATACTGTCAAAGACAGGTGCTGATGCTAAAAAAATGTTTACAGATAAGGTTGTACCAATAGTATTTAATTACCCATTCTTTTTTAAGCCCGTGCAGGATGGTATGGATAAGCCAAAGACAGAGTTATCATTTAGAGTACCTGCTTCTAAGATTACTAAGAAGAACATGTACGACGAGGAGGTAATTGATGTTGAAGGGTTAGATACAAGTATTGACTGGAAGAACACTGGTGATAACTCTTATGATGGGGAAAAATTAAAGTTACTTATTCACGATGAGTCTAAGAAGTGGGAGAAGCCTAATAATATACTAAACAATTGGAGGGTTACAAAAACCTGTCTACGTTTAGGTAGAAAAATAATAGGTAAGTGTATGATGGGTTCAACGTCCAATGCACTTAGT